GAGACAAGGAGGCAATATGCCCTTTAAAACAAAAACAAAAAAAACTTTAACTTTCCGCACTATGCCGGATTCATGGAAGAGGTTAGCAACATTAAGCCCCAACACTAACGTGTATCAAGCACATATAATGTTTGAGCACATACCTGAAGATTTGGTAAATTTTGATGCACCAAATTTAAGGGATCCTAGTGACTTACCAAAAGAACAGAAGAAAAAAAATTCTGCTTACGAGAAAGTTCAATCTAGTGTTAGGCAGCAAGTTCCTGAAGAAGAAATAGGGCTTTTCGGTCTTAAAAATCTAGGAGTAATTTGTTTTGCTGAAAAAACAGAAAAAATAGGTGAAAACTTATACAAAGTAACTTTTGATGTAGACAAACACGGGGTTTCTAATGGATTGCATAGTTTAACAGAAATTATCAACAGTAGAGAAATATCTGATGGAATCTTTGTAAAAGAGTGGATTTCATTTAGATTTATTGTAGATAAAACTTTAACTACGAAACAAATAAGTCCATGTGCACAAGCACAAAATACTGCAATGCCAGTTAAAAACATATCAATATTAAATGATGTTGGGATGTTTGATGACTTTAAAAGCGTTTTAGCTGGTGAGGCACTTACAGACAACATTCAATACTTTGAAACAGATACGGGAGAAATTAAAATAGAACATTTAATTAGTGCTTTGTGGATGTTTACAAATACAAAAGAAGAAAATGAAAGGTATCCTAGAAAAGCAGCAACTAGCACAAATGCAGCAGTAAATGCTTTTGAAGATTCCTATAGACGTAGTTTAGATACGTTTTCAAAAGTAACCCCCATGTTAAATGATATCCTTGAATTAGAGGAACTCATTTGTACAGAAGGCGGACACCTTTTACATCAAAGTATGGTAGATGAACAAGCTAAACTAGGAGACGAAGACTTTAACAAACAATATAAAGGCAGGGCGTTTTCTAGAAAAAGCTATTTGGTTAAACCACAAATGCATAAAAATGGTTACACAAAAGTAATGACGCATGCTTTTTTAGCAAAAGGAACTTATTTTCCTATGCTAGGGGCATTTAGACACCTTGTTGACCCGATTACGGGTTCATGGATTATACCTTTTAGTGAAGTCAAAGAAGTGTGGAATGAAATTAAACACAGTTTTGTTAACGATATAAAAGAAAACATAACAGAAGCGATTAATCCGACTGACTTAGGTCGTAGTATTTCGTTTTGGCAAATATGTGATCGAACATTAAAAGGTTCTAGTCGGCTACACTCAATTAAAAATAACTATGCACTAGTGGCATAGACAAAGGCAAATAATGAAATCAACCTCAAAAGAAATTTTTAACACTTTACTTAATGATAAAAAAGTAAAAGCTACTACAGGCGATGATACTAGTTTTGAATATACGAAGATACCTTTTAATATTCCACAACTAGATAAGATCACAAACGGTGGGATACCTAGAAAAAGATTTACCTTATTATTTGGTGGATTTTCATCAGGTAAGTCTTACGTTGCTTCACAATTGTGCAAAACTGTACAAGAAGAAGGTGGAGTAGCTGTGTGGGTTGATTTAGAAAAATCATGGGATAGTGACTGGATGACTAAGAGTGGATTAAAAACCAAAGAAATGGTGGTATATAATCCTGATACATCGGAAGAAGCATTTAAAGCAGTAAGGAACTCTTTACAAGCTGGTGCAGACATAGTGGTAATTGATAGTGTAGCTGGTTTAGTACCAGCAGATATCTTTACTCACGAAGATGGTATTGGTCACAGTCCTATCGCATGGCAATCTAGAACTTGGAATCAAATGTTGATGAGACTTATACCTGAGTTAAAACACGGTGGGGCTTTAGTCGCGATTAATCAGACTAGAGGTACTATGGGTAATGTTCAGATGATGGACACCATGCCCGGTGGAGAAGGTCAGAAATACTTTACACATTGCTGTATGCATTTTACAAGAGGTTCTTGGCTAACTAAACCCGGCAAAAGTAACTCAAAGAACATGGCAGATAGGATGGGGTTTGAGATAAACGCTAGACTATTAAAAGATAAGTTTGGTGGAGAAAAGTTTGAACAAGCAATTATACCATTTAAGTTTGATGGTGGTATAGATATGGTAGAAACGTATATCAGAGTTGCATTAGAAGAAGGTATTGTAGAACAAAGCGGTGCTATGTATTATTATAAAGATCAAAATTTTAGGGGTATGAACGCAGTAGTTACATGGTTCAAAGAAAACCCTGATAAATATGAGGAGCTTGTAGATGCCACGAAAGAGTCATACCTTACAGGAGACTCTGATAGCTAGAGTCTTAGATGAAGTAGGATTAAGATACACATGGCAAACACCTGTAGGTAAATATATACCTGACTTCATAATTACTGAAATTAATGTTATAATAGAAGCAGATGGTCCGTTTGGGCACTTTGCAAAAAGAGATGCATTACGAGACGACTATTTAAAAGAAGCAGGATTTGAAATAGTACACATCAAAGAAAAGACTTATACAGACATAAAGGCAAAGATATGGCAGGAATTGAAGCTATAAATAATTTAAGCACTACTAAAAAAGTAAAAAGAACTAAAAATCAAGATAGATGGTTGCTTAAATCTATTGACAATGTGTTAAGTAGAAAGAATAGCCCACCATCAAAAGGAAAATTTTACCCATCTGTATTTGGTAATCCATGTGATAAATACTTATATATGGCATACAATGGACTTTTAGACTGGGATACTATAAAACCTAGAATACAAAGGATATTTGATCATGGTGGTACATTTGAAGGGCGTATGAAAAAGTATCTAGAGAAAGCAGAGCTATATATAGACGATGAAGTTTCTATAAAAAGTGAAGACCCACCAATCTCTGGACGTATAGACTTTATAATTAAACATGAAAAATACAAAGAAGCATTATTAGAACTTAAAACAATCAAAGATGAAGATTATAAAGAATTAAAAGAAGCCCCAAAACATGAGCATTTTATACAATTACAGATATATCTTAACTTAACTGATAAAGATTACGGTGTAGTTATGTACGAAAATAAAAATGATCAAAACTTAAAAGCATTTAAAGTTGACAGAGATAAAAAAGTGTGGGAAGATATACTTGATAGATGTAAAAAAATAATGACAATGACCACAGAACCTGAAGATTGTACAGGAATGTGGTATTGTAAATGTAAAAACAGGAGGACATAATGGAAAAACGCTGGAGTTATCAAGATGCAATTGATTTTGCAAAGCAAGAACGTAAAGATCATCCTGTCCCATGGGTAGAAATAAATCAAAATGCTGATGAGACTTTAGATTTTGGTGATGTTAATAGTGCTAGTAATAAAGAGTTAGAAGCATATCTTGCAATTTATGGTGGTAACAAAGCTATCCTAGAACAAGTTGTGGCGAGCCATCAAATGAAATTAGGGGCAATGCAGGCACAGTTTGAAGAGGGATACAACGTAGCATTTGCTCAAGTAATGAAAGATGCTGTTGGTAAAAAACCTACAAGAGATGAAGCACGTGGTATTATTATGAACACTAACAAAGGTTTAGCAGAGTTATTTAAAAAAATGACTGAGATGGAAGCCGCAAAAACTTATGAAGAAGGAAGATTAAGATTATATACTCAGTGTTGGAACACAGTTTCTAGAATTGTCGCACTAAGGACTAAAGGAATTGACTAAAACTTAGTATAATAATAACAGGAGAAGTATATTAATATGGGAAAATTTAGACCACAGATATTTTTAGCAATAGCATGCCTTACTATTTTATCGGTATCCACCGCAACTATTGGTGGTATAATTGCATTAGGCATGAAAATATTAGAAGGAGAATAAACAAAAGGAGAAAATTATGACAAGTAAAGACATAGTTAAAAGCATAGCAAAGACATTACCAGTAGTAAGTGCACTCGCAGTCGGCGTGGGGGCAACTATAGCTGTATTTAAAAGAGATACACTAGAAGATAAAGTGTATAACAAATTAACATCTAGACAGATCACAAAAGAAGATATACCTTTACAGTAAAGTTATGAAATACTTAGGTCTAGACACGTCTAGTAAAGCAATTCATATTGTTGAATTAGATGAAGATGTAAACTTAATAAACATCTATAAAGCTGAATGTAATACTAAAAAAACATTCAAAGACAGATTTCCAGAGCTAATGGATAACTTCGCTAGAATTTTAGTAGAAGACATCGATATAGATACTGTAGACTACGCTGTAATTGAAGAGCCCATATTCGCACAGAATAGAAATGTGGTGCGTACTTTATCAGAAGTGGTGGGAGCTGTTTGGGCTACACTATGTTTAAGTGATATCCCAACCACGTTAGTTGACAATGGCACTTGGAAAAAACAAATCTTAGGTAGTGGCAAATCTACAAAAGATGATATAATGAAATATGCAATAGAAAAGTGGGGAGATCAATTCCCTGAACAAGATTATGCTGATGCAGCTTGCGTTGCATTATACTCAGTGAAGGAGAATAGAAATGGCAGCACCTAGAGGCTATAAAAAAACAACAGGTCAAAAAAATAAAACATATTTTTATGATACACCTGAACCTAAAGATAATAAGATAGAAGATAAGTTACCTAAAGGCATGACTGCTGAAGAGTTCAAAGCAAAGTATGCTAAGATTGTGTGGTGTGATTATTATAAATGTATACACAATATACAAACTGAAGGAGCTAAACGAACTATAGCAACTTTGTTAGAAAACCCTGAATACAAACCTCTTGGTCCAAAAGACGCGATGATAAGAGGTGTATGTAGCAGAGCTGAGATAGGGATCAAATTTAAAGAGATAAGCACCACGGGTGGTGTAAAGCACAAAGTACCAGAATGTTTTAATGCTGCTGGTAATAAAAACAAGGGTGGTATGGATTTTAGTAAATTGTTACAATCAGACGGAAGCCCACACGGAGGAAGCATTGAATCAGGAAACGCTGATACAGGATGGTCCAATGCTGCATACATGTAATGCCTAAAAAATTACCTAAAGCTGTAAAAGAACGAGCATTTAAATTATATTTAACAGAAGAACATTCTGCTAAAGAAATAGCTTTGCAAGTTTCTGCAGAACATGGTGTGGTTATGAGTGAGCAAACTATATATGCTTGGGTGCGTACAGAAGATTGGAAACAAAGATTAGCTGAAACTAAAGCTAAAGCTATAGAAAAAGTACAAGAGAATGAATCTACAAAGCTTGCTAGAATGCAAGAAGAACATCAGCAGATGTATAAAGGTATTAGAGATAAAGCTGGTTCAGAGTTGCAATTACTTAATTTTGAAAGAGCTTTTGATGCAGTCAAAGCACTAGATATAGGTATACAAGGTGAAAGACAAGTTGCAGAAGGTTTAATTAATGTACAGTTTATACAGGATGTAGTTAATATATTAGTAGAAGAAATAGAAGATCCAGAGTTAATTAAAAAAATAGCAGCTAAATTGAAAGTATTGATGGCATCAAAAGATAATGAGTGACGATTTAACAACATATGACAAAGCCTTTGAACTACTTGCAGAAAAACTAGAAAAAAGTAATAAATATAAGGTAGGTAGTTTTTGGGAGTTTACTAGGGATATATGGTCTCAAGGATTTGAGCATCCAGAATATTTTCAAGCATGGCATGTAGGTAAATTAACTGAAGAAGTTGAAAAGTGTATTGAGGATAATTTAAATTATTTAGCTATACTACCAAGAGCACACTTTAAATCTACTATATTAGGTCATGCTTTTAGTATTTGGAGAAGTTTAAAAATTCAAGGTAATGCTAATATTTTATATCTATCTTACAGTGATACTATGGCTAAGTATCATATATCTGAAATAAACAAAGAAGTAAACCGTAATCCTTTATTGAAAGATATGATGACTAATAGAGCTCCAAAAGCTGATTTTACATTTAGATATGACACAGGTAATGGTGGTACTGCAGAAATATTGCACGGAGGATTGTTTTCATTCAAAAGAGGTATGCACGTTAATGGGGCATTAATTGCAGATGACATTTTGAAAGACCCCGAAAGTCCTCTTGCATTAG